ACAAGTTTAAGGCTGGTAAGGAGGTCTCGGGTCGCTGGCTCGAGCTACAATTTGGTTGGATGCCTCTCATGGGTGACCTTAAAGGCACCATGGAGATTATCCAAGAGGGATTCAGAAAACGGAATTACCGTTTTTCTGCTGTCCGTCAAATAACGAGTGACCTAACTGGGGATGACGTCATGTCACCTATAGCTAGTAACCCGTTAAACAAAATTGTAGGTTCGGGCGTCCAAATCACTAAAGTTAAGATTTACTCGGAAGTCAGAAGCAGCGAGTTACACAGTTTGACGCAGATCGGTTTAACTGATCCGCTTCAAGTTGCGTGGGCATTAGTGCCTTTCTCGTTTGTTCTTGACTGGTTTTTACCGATTGGATCTGTTCTTGAGGGACTTGGGGCGACGAAAGGCTTGGATTTCGTTAGTGGCACGGCAACTACGGCAGTGAAATTCCGTGGTACCGCGTTTACACAACTTAATCCATCTTCCATCAAAAATCAAATTGGTTGGTTTGAAACTGATGTAGCGATAGAAGGAATGGAGCGCAAGGTTCTTACCTCGTTTCCATCCCCAATGTTGTACTACAAAAGTCCTTTTTCAACCTCTCACGGACTAAACGCACTCGCGCTATTCCGGCAACTCACACGTTAAAGGAGAGGCACTATGCCCCAACTTCAAACTTTGTCTCTGACCGATCGTCAGAGTACACCCGTCGTTCATGCTTTCATTCCTGAGAGCATCAACCAGAACGTTGGCTCCGTAGTTGAGAACAAAGATGTACCTATCGGCAACCCGCGCTTCACTGTTTCGCTCCGTCAGACTGCAAAGTCTTACAAGGCAAACCTGAAGTTCTCGGTTCCGGTAGTGGTGACACAGACCGTGAATGGAGTGAATACTCCAGTCGTGGCCCGTACATCCTACGTCAATTGCGAATTCGAGTTCGATAAGACCTCGACTGAGCAAGAGCGTAAGGATGTGGTTGGTATGTTCCAAAGCTCACTTGCCCCTGGTGCCGTTCTTGTGAACGATACCGTGGTCAAGCTGCAAGGTGTCTACTAACCTGTCGCCGGCCCTTAATAGGGTCTACGTCAAATTTCTCATCAGGAGTTACCGATGGCTAAGAAGTATCCTAGCACTAGCAGGTCTTGCGCTTCTTTACGCGATGATCTCACATCCCACCTTTATAGCCAACTTAGCGTTAGCTTTGGGGTAGATGAGAGACATGGCGACCCTAGATCCCCTCTTTTCTCCAAAGAAGGGTATTTAGTAGCATCACTCTTTTCCAAATTACCGACGGGGTCAAACCCTGCGGCAAGTCGGAAGGAGGCTGCTCTTAATACCTTCCTCGCATCTGATGCGCGGAACGCTCGATCAAACGAGCGACTTCTCTGGTGCGAAGGCTACATTCACGGCATGTCGATCGAGCGTATCCTTGGTCGTGCACGGTCTATCTGTGCATCTACTCTCGGTTACGAAACGGTCGAGGTGTATCGTGAACTCGCTTTATGGGGATCATTCTCTGGTGGAGCCTCTACCTCTAAGAGGAGAGGCTCCTCGACGGCTTATTTTAAGTTCAGAGAACAAGGCGATATAACAGAACGGGCTATGCCCTACCTCGAGGAATATGTCAGGGATACTCGCTATAGCGAGATCGTTGACGCTCGGGGGACACTCGCAAGAGTGGTTCCTGGGAATATCTTTTTCACTGTACCTAAAAACGCAGAGACCGATCGGGGTGCTTGTAAAGAACCTGATTGGAACATGTTTTTCCAGAAGGGAATCGGTGATTACATACGTGCGCGCCTTAAGCGTGTCGGATGCAATCTTGATGATCAGACGCAAAATCAGCGTCTTGCGCATCTCGGTTCCATTGATGGATCCCTGGCAACTATTGACCTGTCGGCTGCAAGTGACTCGAACTCGATTAGCTTGGTGGAACGTATTGTTCCAGCAGGCCTATTTCGTGTCCTCGATGACTTGCGATCGCCATGTACTAAGTTACCTGATGGGAGTCTCTATGAGACGAACATGTTTTCCTCGATGGGGAACGGGTTCACGTTTGAGTTGGAAACATTACTGTTCCTGAGCTTAGCACGTGCAATCACTTCCCTATTTCGTATCCCTGGCAAAGTCAACGTTTACGGCGATGATATTATCGTACCAACCGGGGCAGTTCCTATGTTTCTGGATCTGCTCGGTTACTGCGGTCATCGCCCGAACGTTACAAAGACTTTCTACACAGGATTCTTTAGAGAATCTTGTG